CCTCCTGCACCAGCCGCGCTTCGGCCAGCAGGTTGCGGACGCGACCGTATGCGGCGAGCATGGTCATGAGCGCCGATAGCCCTCCCCGCCCGCTTCCTTCTCATTCCGCAGCGCCTGCCACGCCTCCCCGCGCAGGATCGGCAGCAGCGCGCCGATCGCCGAGAGCCAGCGCGAGCCCGGGTCCATCTCGCCGGCGAAGAAGGCCTCGGTGCAGGCGACGATGGCGACGCCGGATGCCGTGCAGCGGATGCCCTCGGCCGGCCGCTTGTCGGCATGGCGCACTTCCCGCGCGAGCACGCCAAAGGTGATGTCGGCCGCGAACGCGTGATGGCGCGCCGGCTTGGTCAGCAGCTCCTCGGTGAAGCCGATCAGGTCGGTCAGCGTTTGCGACAGCGGCCTCATGCCATTGCCCCATGCTCTCGCGCGAAGCGGGCGCGCTCGTGCTGGACCAGCTCCATCAGCGAGGCGACGACATGCATCCAGCGATCAAGCCGGGCGGCGTCGACGCTGGGCTCCGCCGCGGCCAGGGCCGTCGATGCCATGGCGACGTTGAGCATCCGGACCGGATTGAGCAGGCCATTGGCCAGCGGATCACCGAGCAGCAGATCGAGCTGCAGCTGCTCGGCGTGCATGCCGAGCAGCGTCGGGCCGTCCTGGCCCTGCAGGAACGCGGTGGCGTGCCTGACCGCGCGCACCGCCAGCATGTTCGCCACCTGGCGCGAGGCGTGCGAGAGCCGGTCAGACATTGCGGTCCCCTCTGATCAAGCGGAAATAGCGGACGGCGGGAAACCCCGGGTGGACCTGGTCCCCACCGTCCGCCGCCGTGCCGGAGGGCGACCGCACGGATCTGAAGAAGAGAGGCCGGCGCAGCTGAAGCGGATCGAGAGCAGCCCGCGCCTCAGCGCGGCGTGTCATCGCCTCCAGATCGGCGCGCGTGTAGCCGAAGGACGGCTTGTCTTCGAAAGAAGGCTTGGCCGGCGGGTGTCGCTGCCGCCGGCCAAGCTGCACCGCGCACGCCAGACTGAGCGCGATGAAAACCAGAGCGATCGAGGTCAGGATCTTTGCGGTGATCATTGGAGACACGTCTCCTCATTCGCCAGACAGGGTCCGGCGGCGGGTGGGCTCGAAACGCGGTGTGGTTACTGAGAAGCGCGAGGGGCTATGTCGGCGGCCCCTCGCGGATGTCGTTCAGGCGCAACGCGCCGGTGTTCAAAATGACCTTTAAATGCAGGCCCGGCGCGCGTTTTCCACACGCGTCCACAAGGGGTGAATTCGATCGCGCGATGCCCATCGAAACCCGGTTATCCACAGCCGAAAATTTCGCATGATTTGCGCGGGTGCGGGCCTCGCTCGCTCCGGCTGTGGAACGTAGGGTGACGCTCATGATGCCACCTCGCCTACATCCACCGCACCAGCTGGCTCTTGCTCTGAACGAGGCCCCACCCCGACCCAATCATTCGGGGTAACTTCGCCACCAGTGAGCCGAAAGATCACCGCCATCGCTGCAGCGTCGGGCTCGCGTTTGCCGACCCGATAGCGGCGCACGGTCTCACCGGACCATCCGGCCTTTTCGCCAAAGCCCGGGTTAGTCTCGCCTGTCCTGATCATCCAATCGTCGAATCGCATGAACGTAGATCAACACCATTTTGGTGTGATTCGGCAAGAGACCCACACCATGTTGGTGTTTGAAACCCACACCAATCTGGTGCCCCCTTGCTCGATGAAGGGGAAATTTCCAAACGGGCTGGCCGAAGCAATGAAGCGGCGCCCAGACATCAGCCAGGGAAAGCTCGCAAAAGCGATCGGCACCAGTCAGCAGCAAATTGGCAAGCTGCTGCACGGTGAGCGCGAGCTCGGCGCCCATTGGGCCGAGCGGATCGCGCCGATCCTGCTGACCTCACCGGAGCAGTTGGTGTTTCCGGGCCTTCGCACATTTCGAGCCCCCGTCGTCTCCTGGGTCAGCGCCGGCCGGCTCGCGATGCAGGAGGGTGTGCGAAAGTCAGATGTCCGTCGGTACGTACATCTGGCCGACCTACCGAAGGGAGATTGGATCGTGCTCGAGGTACAGGGCGACTCCATGGATCGGATCGCGCCTGACGGCAGTTTCATCTGCGTCAACCTCGCCGATCAGCGCACGGTCAATGACAAGTTTTACGTCTTCTCAACCCCTGAGGGCGAAGCCACGTTCAAGCGATATCGGAGCGGGGCGGCGGGCTCCACGCCCCGGCTTCAGCCTTTCTCCACCAACCCCGATCACGAAACGATCTACATGGTGGAGGGCATGCTTGTGCTGGGGCGAGTTGGCCGCGTCATCAACGATTTGGGATAGGGATAATGCGGAACGCCATTTTGCGGATTGCATTTGCGTCGGCAATTACAACCTTAGGCTCGCCCTGCGCTCAGGCACAAGCAGAAATGCTCATGATCGGCCTGTGCCGGAAGATCGGCGACGAGGCAGCTCGACTCAAATGCTACGACGCGATCGGGACGCAGCCTTCAAATCAGCGCAACGATCCATCCGCTCCGAAACCCGTACAGGAATGGGCGGTATCCGAGAACAAGTCTCCGATAGATGACAGCCCGGAGATCAGCGCGACGCTGATGAGCGACGACGGAGAAAGCGCTCTCATGCTTCGGTGCAAAGAACGAGCCACCGAGGCACTCGTAGCACCAAAAGGACTGTTCGCGTCAGAGACGGGCACCGTTCTCATGCGACTGAACGATCTGCCACCGGTCACAGCTCAATGGACCGCCTCCACAACAAACAAGGCGCTGTTCGCGCCTAGCGGCATCAACTTCGTCAAAATGCTTCCAGATGATGGGACGCTTTTCGTCCGAGCCACCGGCTGGCGCGGACAACGCGCTGCGGATGCGACTTTTCGACTTGGCGCTGTGAGCGCTGTCCGCGAAAAGATTAGTGTGGCCTGCAAGTGGCAGTCGTCAGCGACCGCCAACGCTCCTAAGGCTTCCGCCTCACCGTTGAAAAAAGGTGCTGGCCCGGTAAACTTGCAGCCCGCCGCTAAACAGTAAGGTACGTATTCAACACCAATTTGGTGTTGACGCCACACCAATTCGGTGTGAATTTGTCCTCCCGCATCACCCGGGAGACACCCATGCCGCGCCGCGTCGACGACGACATTTCCAAGACCGACTTCGCCTATCAGCTCCGGCTACACAGCCTCGCCTTTCTCCCCAACATCAACCGCTTCATCGATCTGAAGCATCCCAAGGCGGGCAGGCATGTCCTGCCCATCATGGACGAGAGCGGTCGCCGCATGCTGCGCGGAGCCTCGATCGATTCCTGCCTCGCCGCCCGCGCCGCCTATGAGGCCGAACTGGCTGAGCAGAAGCGGGCCGAGCGGCAAAAGGCCAATCTCGCCGATCGTCTCACCCCCAGCGCGCTGGCCCCCTGCCGCGCCGATCTCGACGGCCCGGCCGCCGTCATCCAGCTCGCCGAAGACTTCATCGTGCAGACCACTCGCAACGACGGCGTGGTGTTCGCCGATCTGATCCGCATGGGCTGGCAGGCCGAGCAACTGAAGCAACACGCCCCCGCCGCCCGCATCGTCGCGCAGCGGCGGCAGGAAAAGCAGATGGCGGAGCGGGGGGCATGATCCTGCTGCACCTGGACGGCCGCGCCAGCGCCGGCCCCGCCAATCGCAAGGACCTGATCGCGCGCATGGCCGCGGACCTCTGCCGCGTCGGCATTCCCGCCGACGAGCACGATGCGATCCGCACGCTTTGCGCCCTGAATTACCGCTATGGCGATGTCGCCGTGCTGGCCGAGGACGCGCTGCTCGAAGCGCGCCAAGCGGCCGTCAGCGAGGCCATGGCGACCAAGACTCCGCCGTTCCCGACTTTGGCCAAGGCCTCGCAAGCCCCACTGCCGCAAACAGTCCTGGCCGCCCCGGGATCAAAGAACAGCGGTCTTTTATCGATGCTCGCCCTGGAGGCGCCGCTCTGCTGGCGAGATCCGGGAGCTGGCGCGTGACTGAGAAACGCTGCCTGACAAAGGAGGAAGCAGCCGCCTATTGCGGCTGCAACACGCTGGCAGCGTTTGATAGCTGGCTGCAGAAGGGCCTTGTCCCGAAGGCAATCCCTGGCACCAACAGATGGGACCGGAAGGCGATCGACGCGGCTCTGGACCGCGCGTCCGGCCTTGTGACAGACTCCCCGGCCGAGCTGACCCCCTACCAGCGCTGGAAGGCCGAGAATGCGCGGAAGACCGAGGCTGCCTAACAAGCCCCTCAAGCTGAAGGGCATTCATCGCGTCAAGAAGCGGCAAGCGGATGGATCGATCAAGGTCTATCTCTACCACCGCGCGACCGGCCTTCCGCTCGATGAGGCCAGGCTCGCCGAAACCTACGCGGATGCCGAAAGGAAAATGCGCACGAAGGGCGAAGGCACCTTCCTGCAGCTCATTCGGCACTTCGATCAATCCGCCTATTTCGACGGGCTCAGCGACGAAAGCCGCAAACAGCCCCGCGGGTCACTTCAAATTCC